GAAAGTCGGTATTGTCTGGCATACGACCTATTCTGGGAAAACATTACAGGGTATGAAGGCGTCATTCGGTGCGAACATAAAAGGACTGAAGAGGTCTGCATCTGTGTGGATGGATGATGCAACCTACAAGGACACATCTGGTACGTCTACCTTTACCAGTACGGAGACGGATAAAATCACTGCGACTCTTTCGCAAGTGGGTAAGACGTTTCAGAGTATCAATGCAAATGGTTTGCGTAAGTTTCTTACTGTGCAGAATGGCATGACAGGTGCAATCGCGGGTGCATCACTCAAGACCTACAATAACAGTAAGGTTCGTGCTGGTGAGAAGATTACTAACCCTGCTGCACATGCGAAAGGGTACGAGAAGTGGGTGTTTGACTCCATTCAGAAACAGATTGACAAGGCTAAGAGTGACGCTGGTAAGAAGAAATACACTGATATGCAGAAGGAATATGTGCGTGAAGTCAAAAAGCACACACGCAACCTCACTCAGATCATCACCTTTCAGAACCTATTGGTGGACGCAAAGATGCAAATTGTTAAGAAACTGGACCGCGTGAGAAGTATCGGCACCTTCATACGCACTGGTAACGGGTTCAAGGTGACCAACCCCGAAGGTTATGTTGCGATAGATCGTGTATCTGGTGGTGCTGTCAAGCTGGTTGATCGTATGGAGTTCTCATACAACAACTTCACCGCAATCAAGGCATGGGATCGATAATACCTGCCTCTGTTATCTCATCTATGTGCCTACCACAACCTATGCATACATTATCCTCATTCAGAGTGCATGTACCAATGCAGGGTGAGTCTTCCTTTATTTCTTTTGCAGTCCTATTCATCTGTCGTAGCAAACTGTACTCTGCCTGTCTCTAACTGTTCATCTATCTGATCAGCGAGTATATCTCCCATAAGTGTCATGAACTCTTCCTCATCGATGTCCTCAAATGCAAGTCCTGCATTCTCCAGTATTTCGAACTCAAAGGATAGAACTGCACGCCCATCGTCTGTTTGTGGTAGATTGATTTTAGTATAACCCCATGCAACACCCTTGTACTTACCATCTTCCATCATGATAGCCATGTGTTCGTATCCGTCTTTTGTCACAAATGAATATGTGTTTGGTTCAACTCTGTTCATTTCCATACCCTTTCCAGTACGTTATATTCGTCTATTTTCTGCTCTTCATATCTATCTGGTGTAATCTTCCACCATACTATGCCTATTGATACTCTATTACCCTCATATGGTTGCACTCTATGCGTCAATGTTGCATCAAAGTATATCAGTCGATTGGGTATTGGTTCGAATGTTGTGGTGCATTTCCAATCTGATACAGGGCCTGGACCACCTATCTCAAGGTGACCGCCACTGTCTGGTGACCTCATATAATAGATGAATGTACTCTCAGGCAGTGAATTTATGGGATATTCGTCACAATAGGATAGAATGTCGTTATGCCACACAGGGTCTACTGGGCGCACGTTATACCACGCTGTAGCGCCCAATGCGGGTTCTTTTACATAGTTATACGTTGAATGCACCATCTTTGTCAGTGCATTGGTGTCGGGGTTCGATGCAGCACCCACCCAATGTACTTTCGCATACTCAATATGAAGGTTATTCAGTGCATCCATATGGTCCTGTTCCAGATAGTCGTCAATGATTTTCATCCCCTGTAGTACCTCTCTGGCCTATTGTCAACCCATTTCTTTGGACCTTCTGTCCAGTATTGTTCGTTTACACTTGCATTCCACCATCCAGCAACAAGTGCAGTGCCTATACTGTAACCACCCTCTTCTCTCAGGTGTATATACCATTTATACCATAATGCAGTCATACTTGCCATCCTTCACCGAACTCTGTCTTGTCAAATGTGGGTGACTCGAAATCGTCCTTCTCCTCTGTCTGATTACTGTCTGCAAGTCCATTCTGTTGACTCTCATCTAGGTCCATCAGTCGCATCTTTGCACGGTCAATACCCACCACAAAGCGCTTGTTCATGGTTGGGTCATTGTATCGGTTCTTCAACTGTTTCACCGCAATCTGGTTTGCTGCCTCTAGTTCTTCGTTACTAATGAGTGCAAACATGAGATCAGCAGTAGCCGGTAGTCCAAAACTCTCACTGGTATCTTCAAGACCCACATCGGAATTCGAGAACCCAGAGCGAGTCGTCTGTGTTGCAGACATGATTGGTACATTCGTCTCGACTGCAAGTCCTCGTAGTTCTTCTGCAATCGATTTGATATACATGTACGAATTGACATTTGCTTGTCCCTTAAACCGTGATGATGAGCAGATATTCAGATAGTCAATGAAGATGATATCTGGCTTGAAACTCTTCTTGATTGCCAGTTCCTTGATCAGTCCGCGAAAGTGCGCGGAATGAGCGGATGCAGTCGGATATTCCTTGATTACCAGTTGTCCATTCGTCTCCCGAATGATCTTTTCGATCTTGCTGTCATACATCGTCTTGGGTAGGTCATGCAAATCTTCCATAGACACATTCATGAGGTTTGCATCAATGCGTTCAGCGATGCGTTCCTCAGCCATCTCTAGAGTGATATAAAGGACGTTCTTACCCTGATTCATACAGTTTGCTGCCATATGACACATGAACAGCGATTTACCTACACCAGTGCCCGCAAGTGCGATGTTCAGTGTCTTAGGTGGTAATCCACCCTTGGTGATACGATTGAAGAATTCCAGATCAAACGGAATCTTCTCCTCTATCGTATGGTAGTAGTCAAATCGGGCATCTGCATCCAACAGGTAATCGTGGCCAACGCTATTATCGAAACCCACAGCAAGGGCATCTGTGAGAATGCTTGGAATAGCGTCTGGGCCTCTCTCTTTATCTTTTCCATCAATGATTTGTATACCTTCAACAATCGCATTATATACCGCCTTATCCTTACAAAATTTCTCTGTGGTTTCTACTAACCAATCAAAGTTGACATCTTTGTCGTTTTCTAGTTCCTTCACCACCGTTAATACACGCCGAATGTCATCCTCGTTCAGATCACGGCGTGAGTCAATCTCTATCTCCAGAGTTGACTTGGTAGGTAGTGCATTGTATTTCTCTACAAACTTCTGTATCTCTTCAAATACGATGCGCTCAGTACGGTCAGCAAAGTACTCCCCTCGTATAAAGGGAAGCACCTTTCGTGCATACTGCTCATTACCTACCAGCTCTGATAGGGTCGTTCGTTCAATCGTTTGCATATGTCACTCTTTCTCTTTGAGATAGAAACTATTCTGTCTTTGCACCACATCTAATAGTGTATTCTCATTCCAACCGTTTTCTTCTAGAATGACTGACATATCCTCTGGTGGAATAGTCAATACAGATTCGCGTGTGCTTGGGTCAAATTTATAGTATTTGGTTATATTAATCATATGCGTTTACCTTTATCATACATTCGTTGAGGAAATCCAATCCCTCAGTATTCTTATAGGGGTGTGTATACCATACCTCTACTATACCTGATGAGTATAACAGTTTTGCACAAGAAAGGCAAGGGACATGTGTAATAAATGCTGTTGCGCCTTCACCTGACTCATTGCTCCTTGCGAGCTTGGTGATTGCATTCTCTTCTGCATGTAGAACTTCTGGTTTGGTAACGAAGTCCTCATCCTCACATACGTTGGTCCACCCAGAGGGCATACCGTTATACCCTATGGATATGATGCGATCATCCCTGACGATCACACAACCTACCTTGAGGCGCTCTGCTGTGCTGCACTCTGCATAGTTAAATGCAGACTTCATATGTGCTACTATGTGTTTATTCTTCATAGTGCGTATTCATAATTTCTAGTTGTCTCATTCTGTTTGATCAAAAATGCACCATTCTTGGTATGAAAATTGTGCGCCATATCAGTATTGGGCGACATGGTTACGAGTCGTTCCCAACCATTGTATATGGCCCAATCTCTCAGGTCCATAATTATCTGTCTACCCGCTTTAGGTTTATAACTCCATACTGTGTAGGGTATCGCATACAACCCCCTTTTAGATAGTGCAATTTCTTTTGTGTCCTTGGGAATATATGTTGTCATTGCAACACACACTATAGCGGCAGGGTCATCCTCTTCACCGATATAATACATTTCACCCACACTCTTACGCCATGCATAGGATAATGTGGGTCTTACAGGGTCATCTTTGATGTATTCATCACTTGTCAATATCTTCATAATCTCTCGTTTATACGTTAAAAGACTCTCCACACCCGCAGCTACTGCTTGCAGTTGGATTGATAATCTTGAGGAAACTTCCACCAAGCTCTGTCACATAGTCAATCGTTGACCCCAATACGAACATCTCTGCCATAGGGTCAACCACCAGCACATCGTCAATGGGGTCTGACCAATCAACGTCTGGCCAGTTCTTGGAGAAGTCCCATACATACTGCATACCAGAGCATCCCCCGCCTTTTACGCCGAGGGACACAAAGTCTCCGTCACTCACAGATTTTAGATAGTCTCTTGCAGAGTCAGTGAGTACAATCATGACAGGCGTTGTCCCTGTCGTAGTAGATACGCTAGGACATTAGACCAGTACTGTACGCCCCACTCTGATCTAGTTCGTGTACAATTGTCCAGTGCCGTTCTTGCATTTGCTATAAGACGATCCCAATTCATTAGTTTGCATCTCCTGTATCATGTTTCCAAATAGAGAAAAAATCTCCTTGACCTTCGCAGTATCATCTGCTTTAGGTATGCAAAGAGCCTCAACTTCTACGCCTTGCGATGAAACAATTCTTGCTTGTTCCATGCATGTTTTCATATCAGGCATATTTACGTTATACTCTGATCCTGTCATAGTCATTACTACTAGTAATGCTTTAATCATCTTGATCCTCCCAAGCAGCAACAAGCCCAAATTCTTCAATAAACATCTTTGCTTCACTCAAAGCATGCTTTGGCGACTTTATTCCACGATGTTCCATCAATTCAGCCTCTGTTATACCATTAACATAAAATTCGAAATCATACTTACCATTCCAGAAAACTTGAATGTCATTTATTTCCGTGACATATTCAGACCCAAAGCCAGCTTCTCGATCAGTAACTTCCCACTCAGCACAATTCATCACACTTCACTCCATCCTGTCATTTCACACTTGTATTTAGTGTTACCAATTAAAACCATGTCACCATTGCTCGTGCTGCGACATGTGGCACCACCAAACATCTTGGTCACACCCTCGTTGTTCCACCAACCATCGTTGATGCTGTTGGTCTTCACAAACGCCTTCTCTAACTTGGCATTTACCGTCAAGTTCTTCTCAACCTCTACAAACGCAACCGTGGTCGGCGCGTCCTCAAAGGCTGCGTGTATCACCGCAACCTTCTCATACAAAAGGTTCTTCGTTAATGCGTCAATCTTATCCATTATACAATCTCCACAGGTTTGTTCCACTCACCAATCTTGATATCGTTGTACCAAGCAGTATCGAAGTAGTCAATGCTGCTGTCAGTGTTATTGTACCACTTGTCACCCTTCATGGCAGCAAGCAACTTGGTCAGGAACTTCTTGGCAGTTCCTTCGAAGAAATTATCAATGTGGTAGACATTCACACCATTCGCAATGTCTTTCGCAGTGAAGAGTCCATCAGGAACCTTCCGAAGCGTCACAACCAGAGTGCTGTGATGGCAAACCTTGATGGTTCCCTTCACACCGTACTCGGCAAGAACCTTCTTGATCGCGGGGGCGAGGGTCTTCTTGTCTTCTTTACTCACATAGGCCATTT